CGCCTTTTTCGTCATGCCCTTTAATATCGGATTCCTTAATGATTTCTCTACAAAAAAACGAGGTGCTTGTTTCGACCACCCGTTATTCAGCATAATAATATAACCTACATTATTACATATATATATACTGTTATTTATTGTTGCATTGAATTTACCTACTATCCTTTTTAGTGCTTCCCTCGACTGTGTTATTCCTGCCTGCGGATTTGGGTAATAACTGGGGTCTTGATGCCAAGTGTCCCCAGCTTTCATACCCACAGGATTCAATACCGGAGCATCTATGCTCGGAATCCAATTTCCTTCCGCATAGCCTTTATCTTCCGGTGTGTTATCTATCAATGTCCAACCTACCGCTATTGCTGTTTTCTGTGTCCAATGAGTACAGGCTTTAGGTATTGCATCACCTATTCGATTCATCTTCCTCGCCCATTGCTCAAAACTCGTGTAGGTCTGACCTGCCATTATTTTCCTTTTTCTTTCGCTTCACTTCTTGCCGCTATTTCCGCTAAATAAACAGAATCTGCCTGCTGAATTAGCCATTTAAAATATTCTGTGTCAAAGTCATTTAATCTTAAATACATTTTGGCATATTCCAATATATCTAATACAGGAATTGCGCCAACACCCATGCCTATCTGTCGCTGAGTTGACAGCTCATTGAATGCGTTTTGAACCCATTGCAGGTATGATGGGAGAACCGGAGGGTCAGTCCATTCCTTCGGCACACCAGCAATCTTGATTCCGATACTCTTCTGATACTCAATCGTAGGTTTATGTCTTTTATACGCTTCACCATGCCGCATCTCCCATAGTACGACTTCAGTTAGTTTTTTGCGTCTGTCTCATCTTGATAATTTGCTATCTTACTCGCTTCATCCTGTATAAAATAGAAGAAATCAGGATAGTCGCAGAATACTTTGAAGCATGTATCAGGTGTGAAAGGCGGTAACAGCTCGTCATTACCTACAAGAATATTATCCCACGCAACTACAATATGGTCTGCGAATAATCTGCTTAGTCCGATCCTGCCTTCGCCAAGCATCCATTCCACATCATCTGTTTCACGCTTATTCTCTTTAGCATATTTAGCCATCGCAATCATATATTCCTTATTGCTTCCGCCTGCCCTCTTGATAGTAATACTCGATTTAGAATCTAATTTCAGCTTAATCCCGTTAGTTTCTTTATTCGTATTACTACCAAACCTTTTCGACAAATTCATTTTTCAGTCCTTTTAAGTTTTATTATTAGTAAACAGTACCTAACGATACTCGTCTCCAATTAGTGTCTGCAATCGTGTTAGCCGCTATACAAACATACCAATAGCTTGCATCCACTTTAGAATCCCACTGATTTCCTACTGTACCGTCAACACCAAGCGTAGTAGTTCCTAAGAATGCGGCATCCCATACAGCATTTGACATAGTAGTTGCGAGTGCAATTAAGTTACCATTTGAGCCTTTAGTTGATGCTGTTACTACTACGGTTGTTCCAGCTCCGCCTGCCCAAGTATATCCTGTTCCGCCTGCTGTTGCGGCTATTCTTATTTCCGCATTTGCAGGAGTACAATCTACACCAGCGGTAGTTGTTCCAAGAGTTACAGCGTCAAAAATATTCGTTCCTGCGGTAAATGTTTCAGTAGTAGCAATCAAGTCGCCTGCCGTTCCACCGATTAAAGCTGTAATTACTGCCGCATCAAGAGCAAAGTTTCCTATTGTTACTTGAGTATGAGCCGTATTATGTCCGTCAGAACCGTTTACAGCGGCAACAAGAGCTGCTTGACAAGTAGCAAGGTCTGTACCTACTGATACCTCACCATCCGCATTTGCAGTACCATTCGGAACAAATGTATATACTTTTGAACCTGCGCCAACACCGATTGTCATTGTATTGCCGGAAGTTATCTGCGTGTCTATTGTTAAAGTGCCTTGTGATTTTGTAGTTACCGAGTTAAGATCAATCGCTATATTTCCAGGAGCAACACTAAGAGCCGTATCAGCCGCAAACTCATATACATCTGATCTTACAGTAATAGTTTCACCGTCAAGTGCAACACCCGAAATAGTTAAAGTACCCTGAGCGGCTACCGCATTCACGGGAGTTCCTGCTACGCCAACTAAGTTCTGCATTGCGGTATTTGCCAATCCTAAACTCGTCTGTACAGCCGCAGTCATGTCTGTAGACGGAATACCGCCAGCAGGTTTAACATATTTAGCTGTTACAAGCTCATTGATAGCACCCTGAACGCTTCCTTTCTCAGTGGTTGTCAATGCCGCAAGACTTCCAATCTTAACATCAGTAGCGTGCATATCATTCGTAATACTTCCGCTTGTAATTGACTGTAATGCCGTATCAGCTTTTCCGAGACTTGTCTGTACCGCTGTTGCCATATCGCTTGATGGAATCCCTGTTCCAGGTTTCTCATACTTTCCTGCATCAAGCTCATTGATTGCGCCAATAGCACTTGCCTTTTCAGTAGTTGTCAATGCTGCAAGGCTTCCTACTTTAGCGTCCGTCGCTAATTTGGCATTCGTAATTGAGTTATCTGCTATCGCTGCGGAATACGACGCGAATGCTGTTTCGATGTCATTCCACATCGGATCAAGCGCGTGTTTCATTTTTCTTTGATTGAATACTGCCATAATTTACCTCCTTCGGGTTTTTATACAGTGCCTTTAGTTATTTTTATGGATGATCCTGTTGAATCGTCGTACAACGCAACTGCTTTAAGTGGCTGTTCTACCGTAGTATTTACTCCTGTTGCGTGAGTTGTTCCTTCTGATAATTTTACTTTCGGGAAGAAGAATGTGTATTTATTCGTGCCGTCTGTCATATCAAATTGAAGACTGATTTCAGCACCATTCTTATATTTTCTGTAAAGCTCCATATCGCTTAAAAGTATCGTCATATTGACAGAAATATCTCTACCTCCGTAAACAGAACCGATAGACGCTAAGTTAGGCCATGTAGCATTATCAGTACAAATACCTTTCTCGTTTCTTGCATTGTTGTTTATCGTAATAGTCAAATCTTTAAAGCAATGTGCATTTGCGAGCGCACTGTCATCAGAATTTAATACCACCACATTCCTTAATTGCGGTATTGCCATCTTATTGCCGTTAGTAGCACTGGTAATAGTAAGACCTTGATAATATCCCGAAACTGCCGTTCTGTCAAACTCAATTAACTTAGTCCAAGTACCTGTTGTGCCATTATCGAGTTTCTGATATACACTCGTAGTAGCAACATCAATATACAAGTCGTCAATATCGCCTTCCGTTGTCGGAGCAATTATTCCTGCATACCAAGTACATGTTGTCGGTTTAATTGTGAATTTGACTGTTGACCATGCACCTGTTTCACATTTATAGAACGCACCCGTTGTTAAGTTGATATACCAGTCATCATTAACTTTCTTAGCTTTACAGGTTTCTGCGCCTGTAAATACCTCACCTACATATCCTACAACCGCCGTAATGCTATTAGCGTCTGTCGCAGTAATAACATGATCTGCATTATATCCTCCATGAACGCAACCTGCGATAGTTACTGTTTCGCCTACCCTAAACGGATGACCCGTAATCGGGAATTTAGTTGATGTTCCACCACCTACACTTACCGCAGCGGCATTATCAAGCGTTTCGTCAAGAATTGTCGGTGCGCCTGCTCCTGCCCACCATTTAGCTGCCGCATCAAAATCAGGAGTTAATGTTGATCCCCATCCGCCAACATCTTTGAGCCACTGATATATAGCACCCGTATCAGTTCTAAGGTATAATGCTTGATCCCTGCCATACCAAGTTTGCGGTGCTGTCGTGCCGTTATAGAACATATAATCATCACGCAATGTCTCGCTTTTTACCATTATATTTGCTGTTGATGTGATTATTCCGTTATCTACACTTGCATTTAATGTTAATGTATTTATTCTCGCTCCAAGATAATCAAGTACGAATTTGCCATACTCGTTCGTGAATACTTTTCTTAATGATAATTGCTTCCATTCCGTTCCGGCAAGCAGATCATTTCCAGAAAACGAACCTCTCAGTGCATGTTCTAATACCATGTCAAACTCTGCACCATACGCCATTTCAAATGAGAAATCACCGCTCGCTTCCGCACCTGTCTGAATCAAGTCCTGCACATCAGGATTAGCGGTAATCGTTTTACTTGTCACATTCTGTATATTATGGGATAGCGATTCGCCCGTAATATCGAATGCGTACATTGTTGTCGCAATAGTTCCCCAAGTGCTTTCCTCACCTAAGTAAAATTGCGTTTGCGAAGAATCAGTCAATATTGCCATATTAACCTCCTAATTTATTTTTATACCTCTTCAAACATAAAATCAGTTGAAGTCTTGATTTCGTATCTGTCGTCTTTCCCTGCTCTGCCGATCAAATCCATTTGTGTAGGATAAGTTATTATTGTATTAAATGTTTTCTTACTCATTATGCTCTTAATTTTTTCAGCATAAGCCATACCGAGTGTAGTATCTTTCAACGATACCCGTGTCTGAATTATCATTGCACCCGTATAGCGTGTTACGGTAATATCGTCTCTACCCATTGACGGCTCTACCGCATTATCAAATATTACGGAAAACTGCACATAATCTCTGCCTTGCACAGGCTCGTACTGTCCTGTAACATCAGTAATTACCGTAGATACTGTTGTCGTATATGATCCGTTCGGCCATACTATATCACATAATAACGCACCTAAGCCCGTAACCCATTCGGCTTTAAATTTCGCTTTCATTGCTGCTATCGCTGCTGTCGGTGTCATATTGCCTCTATGCTTTTAAGATTGCGTGATACATCAGGTTGCTCGCTCCGTCTGGCGTATAGTCTGTAACCGATTCTATCATATAAGTTTTACTGCCGAATGTAATTAAATTAGTCGGCTTAATTACTACTGATGAATAAATATAACCTACTGTCTGTAATGTACCTACTACCTCGCCTCCATAACTTTCAGTCGTTTCTTCTAATACTCGCTCCGGCACTTTACACATTTTAACCGTAGTGCTTGTAGTGCCATCGTTATAAGTAGCATCTGCGCCAAACTTGGTTATCAGTCTTAATGTCATTGCCTGTAATGAAGAATAGTCCATTACGACCTCTCAAGATAGTTTGTATTTAATATGTACGGTCTTAATAAATTATCTGCCGCAGGTACTATCGGATAACTATTTCCGCCTGAACTGCCTGCATAACTGATGTTGCTTTCTATTGCACCTACTTTTTCTTTTATTGACGATATATTACCTTCTGTATTCGATATGCTGATAGCGATTAAATCATTCGATAATGCGTAATAAGTATATAAACAAGCGGCCTTAACCAAATTAGCAAATATTTCCGTATTCTCATATACTCCATCTTCAAGTATTTCTCTTGGAAATTCCGTAGTCTGATCTTCGTCATATTTAGTTCCAATGTAAGTCCAGCGCATGTCTATATAATCGCAACTTTGTATGAGTTTCCCATTTATAGTAGCGTCACTATATGCTGAAATTACAAGTCCTCTATCTGCACAAAATGCCTTGAAATCTACGAGGCTCACATAACTGTTTGCACTGGCGGTAGTTCCCGTATCGTTTTGAACATTGACAGCCATAATGACCTCCTTGTATAGATAGCTGTTAATACTTCAATATAATATCAATTTTATAGTTAGCAAGTATTATTTATGATATTTATCATAGGATTTAATTTTATTTGTTGTTATATTACAATAAAAAAAGGACTATGTATGAAGACATTTAATTCTGATACTAATTTCTCAATCGTATTACCAGGTGGTTGTAATGCAAAATGTAAATTTTGTTTTAATGTTAAACCTCCAATAGAAAGCCTGCCAATAGGATATTATTTAAGAAAATTAACTCAATGTTTGAATGAATTAGATAAGCAATTTTATCAAATATCGCTTACGGGGGGAGAGCCATTATTATCACCATATATTGATTTCGTTCTAAGCACGATATTTGGGTTTAAACACAAATATACAAATATAGTGCTAACAACAAACGGAACTCAATTACTTAATAAAATAGATATGGTTTCTTTAACAGTAGATCACATCAATATAAGTCGCCATCATTTTAACGAATCAGACAATAAAAACATCTTTGGCGGATCGTATAATGAGGATGACAAGTCGTTATTGATGGCTATTGATGAATACGGAAAAAGAGGAATTGACATATCTGTAAATTGCGTAATCAACGATAGCACTACTAAAGATTTTATTGATAATTATATTGAGTGGGGAAAATCCCTAGGAGTATATGCAATACGATTTAGAAAAGAAAATGGCGATTTAAAACCCACACCAGTAGAGTTAGAATATTCAGATTATAAAAATTTAAGGCATGGCGAATGTCCTGTTTGTAGAACTGATCTGCAAAGAATAAAAGGAGTATTAGTATATTGGAAATCATCTACATTAGAACCATCCGATATGATAAAAAATAAAATATATGAATTAGTATTTCAGCCAGATGGAAATATCTATGAAGATTGGAGCTACAATAGGATAGTTAATTTATATCCTGAAAAATTTCGTAATGTTTATAGGAAATCAAATAGAATAAAATCTAGTAATAGAAATTCATCTTGCGGAGGAAATAGTAGGTCATGTGGTTAAATCATTATAATAAAAAAAAGAGACTAATAATATGTCATTGATAAATTGGGGACATACTGGATGCCACGATGATTTTGATTTCTCCAGCGTAGAAAGGCTAAAGAAAACAAAAGAATTAGAGGGCATATTAGAATTACGCAATACGCTCGAAAAGTTAGCGCAAGCACATGGTGATAGTTTTTTCATAGATTATCAAGAAGAAATAAAATTACTATTGAATAAATATGTAATAAGACCTTATATTTCTAAGCAAAATATATCTAATGACATAACAGGCATTATAATATCTAACTACATGCTTAATGGAGAAGATAAATTAGATTCTGATAACTTACAAAAAGATATTCTGCAATACATAATGACATTGATTTATAAAGTTCAAAAAAATATTAGATAAATACACCACCCAATTATCGGCAATATTTGATCTTTATTGCCGTTTCTACCTTCTCAAAAGTAAACAAACAGTGTTACTTATCCCTGCCAAAAGTAATGTTATAGTATGACGCATGGACAAACGCATGGACAACAATGTCCATGCCGTATATTGCACTTTTGTATGATTTATGCTACATTAACTACATAATTCAATGATAATGTGTAGTAAATTGCACACATTGTTGATACTTGCATATAACTATATACAATTTGTTCGACTTAACCGCACGATTGTACGATTTCAGTGTACAGATTGTCCGTATAATGTCCGCTTTTTGTCCGATATTTAGCTTATAATTAAGACGAGCCAATTTAATAAAATAAAAAAGGCTACCTTTTTAAAGTAGCCTCACAACCGCTAATCCTAATTTAAAGTCAAGCCTTATTTCGGATCGTCCGCAGTCCACCTCCGCAATTTGGCGGATTGTCTATAATGTAATAATAATTTAATTGATTTGCAAGTTATTTTTTCGCTAACAGTGGCAAACGCTCATTAAAACGAGCATTAGCCTTGACCGTTAGCTCATTTGTTTTCATTTCTTTCATTCTCCAATTTAGTTATTTTTCTTAGATTTGTCAAGAGTTTTTATTTGCGCAAAGTGTTATTTTTCGACATCTATTGCAGTTTCCTCCTTTCTGTTTAATTTCTCAATTTCGATTATTTTACTAATTACCTCATCGCATAATTTCCGTATCTGCTTATAGTTCGGATTATCTTCTAAAATATTGCATTGCAGTCCCCATCCGAGATCGTCTGAGCAATAATATACATTATCACTCTTAATCATATTGTCGCCCTCAAATGGTGTGTTGAAAAATATCTCGTAATATATTGATTTAGCGTGTGGTGTCTGCATTCGTGTCCTCCATCATCTTAGTTGTCATATCAAAATAATATTGACTGCACTTAGTGAACTCGAATTTCTTAATCGAGCTTAACGCATAGCCCGTCTTGTCCGACATCTGCCTTCTGCTTAATTTTAATATTTTCTCTCTGCGCATTTTAGCTACTCTGCCCATCCATGTCCCAAATGGATCATACACGCATCCACACGATTTACATCTTAAGCCAATATACGAGCTTTCAAGTATAGCTTCCTTACAACAGATTAAGCATTTAGATTTCATATTTAATTCAGGATATGTGAAAAACGAATCATTTGTGCAAATGTGTATTTCGGTCATTTTAACAGCCTCGCTAAATTCTTCTTCTGATTTACTTTAGTTATCTTGGTTAATTCCGCTATTAAAGCTAATATTTTCTCTTTGCTCGGTTCTGGCATATTGTTATTACCGCTGTCCGCACCTATATTTACCTGCTTAGGATTTATCCTGCTAATTATTTCTACCAATTCAGCTAATCCGAAATCCAATATAGGCTCGATAGTAACATAGGTATCTACTACTTTACTGATTTCTATCATCGCTTGCATTCTGTCAAGCACACGAGGCGAATTTCTTTGTATTTTGGCATAGTAATAATTACTTTCTATTGTTGTGCAGATGACGCATTTATCGCTAATAACACAAGCGTCTATGTAATCAAGTATTCTACCTGGATTCTTCGTCTGCAATAAATATTTATTATCGTACTGTTCCATGTGATGCAGTGTCTTCCTGATCCACTCATCCGAAATGTCTTTAGCAAACATATCGCAACTCGATCCTACAAATATAAAATTGCCATTACCCAAGTTTGTCTTTAGTTCTGATTCGTCAAACCTTACTGGCTTTTGCTCGCCAAATTTCTTCATATAACAATACATACAGTCGTGATAGCATTTACCTTTAATTGTATTCCAAGTGTGAGTAACGAAATCGTACATATTGCCTTTAGATATGTTAAGGCTCATTTAATTCCTCACTATCTGAATAAGGCTTTGCGACTAAAGGAGTATTGAATAAATTGTCAGTATATTCCTGCGAATAAACACTATATGCTTTCCTGCCGCATTGCTCGCATTCAGTATAATATATCGTACCTGCAAACCGTTCTTCCTGATACCTCTTAACCGATCCGCCACAACTGCATCGCATCTCGCCCATATCCTTTTTTGGATTAAAGAAGCTGTCAAGTTCAGGATCAGCTTTTACTTGCTTAAATTGATGGCGTTTGCAACCAAATATAACTACGAGTAAGTTGATTGCGATTATTATTAGTATTATTGACCAAATCATTTATTCCTCCAATCGGCTATTTTTTTAATTTCTCGTGCCTTATCAAACACATCAGCATTATCAGTAAGCATAAGTTTTTCAGACTTACTCTTAATTTCGTCAAGCAAATCCTCATAACATTTCATACTATCCATATCCATTCTCCATACACCAACTTTCATCAGTTCTAATCTCAAAATTTTGTTATCGAGTTTTAATTTACTATTCTCAGATTCTAATTTTCCTGTCAATTCCGTTTGATCTACCGATTCCTGTAATAATACATTTATCATATCGCTCTGTTCAAGATAATTCGCTCTTAGTGTTTTGTTGAAAGATTCCGACTTGTCATTTTTCATAATAACCCCGATTGTTACGCATTCCGGCTATCTTGCAGTCTTTATCCCACTTTTTCAGCTTTTCAAGCCTGATAGCATTGATATAATTTAGCGTGCAATATGCCATTAAAGCCATATAGATCAGAGCTATTAAGTACATTATATATGTTAACATACTATCACCTCATCCCACGCCAAATCGTCAGATTTTATAATTCGTAAATTTCTGAATTTTATTATACCTTGTCTATCCCTACCAAATACAATGCCATTCTGTTTGTGTGCCAGAAAAAAATTACCTACCAAGTCATTTAATTTGCGCCATCCGTTATTATGTAGTATGAGTATAGTAGGATTGTCCGCATCGTGTATCGCAAGATCAATTCGTTCCGCTATGTTAAGCATATTAGTCCTTTGTTGTTTTATTAGCCATCGCCATCGCCATAGCCAGAGCCATAGCCAGAGCCATCGCCAGAGCCATAGCCAGAGCCAGAGCCAGAGCCA